ACCTAGATCACATCAAGGAGTGGGAACAGTTGCGCCTCACAGCGTATCTACCAACCCCTCGAGATGTCTATACGATTGGCTGGGGGCATACCAAGACCGCCCGAAAAGGGATGGTGATCTCTGAGAAGAAAGCAGAAGAACTCCTTCAGGAGGATCTTACGTGGGTCAGAAAGACACTCGCAGATCTCGTAGAGGTTCCTCTATCGCAGGACCAGTATGATGCATTGGCGTCATTCATCTTCAACATCGGAAGGACCAACTTCCAGAGTTCGACAATGCTTCGAAAGCTAAATACTTACGATTACGTAGGGGCTGCGAATGAGTTCCCACGTTGGAACAAACAGAAAGGCCGGGTACTGCGTGGTCTCACAAGACGCCGTAAATCCGAACAAGCTCTATTCCTGAAAGGAACGAAAGATGCTCAAGCCTGATAAAACGTACAAACGTGAAGTCGCTTGCGTGATCCTCGCGTACTACTTTCTGATGCACACAGTAGGCGTCTGGTATCCCGAAGCTGCTGCCGCGGCAGAGTCCGTGAAGATCCCTGCGTTCACCTTCGCCGCTGGCGCCTTCGCCCTCGACGCTGGAGCAAAGCAATGGCAGCGCTGATAGGTCTTCTCACGTCCCGTATTGGGAAAATCATAGCGGCGCTCCTAGGGGGCGCTGCGTTCGTCTTTGGTCTACTCGAGTTAGGCCAGAAGCAACAACGTGACAAAGACCGGATCAACGATCTGGAAGACTTTGTAGAGACCAAGGAGAAGATCGATGGAGTTGAAGCTTCTGATGATCGCGCTGGTGCTATTGACCGGTTGCACGACAACGGCCTCATCCGTTGATGCCGTTTGTTCAATCCCATTCCCGACGTTCACTGAGAGTGAATTGAGTGGACTGAGTGATTACACGATCAAAAGTTTAGATCTGTACTTTGAACGGGTCACGAATGGGTGTCCCTGAGAGCCACTGTAAGCCTCTCTGAGAGCCTGTAGCCGTTTAGGCACCTACCACCCCTAAAATACTCACTTGACGACTTGCTGAGCGCCCCAGCAAGCGTATGGAGGCGTTATGTCCACTATTCCTGACTCGGAGTTTCACCGGAAGCTTCGCAGCGACTTTAAGGTGTTCCTCTGGTACATCCACCAATACCTCGGACTACCTGAACCCACCCCTCTTCAGTACGATCTCGCAGATTTCCTACAGCACGGCCCTAAGCGATCCTGTATTCAGGCTTTCCGTGGTGTTGGTAAGTCGCACATCACTGCCGGGTACGTCGTTTGGCGCCTCCTGTGTGATCCTGAGACCAAGATCATGGTGGTCTCGGCGTCAAAAGAACGCGCTGACTCGTTCTCGGTGTTCACTCAGCGTTTGATCTGGGAGATGGAAGGCCTCGAATACCTCCGTCCCTCTAGCGAACAACGTCAATCCAAGATCAGCTTCGATGTTGGACCCGCAACAGCCTCTCAGTCACCCTCTGTGAAGTCTGTTGGTATCACTGGTCAGTTGACCGGTAGCCGTGCTGACCTAATTGTCGCAGATGACATCGAGGTTCTAAACAACGCATACACCCAGACTGCTCGAGATAAACTGTCGGAGGCCGTTAAGGAGTTCGATGCTATCCTCAAGCCACTCCCGGGTTCCCGTATCGTCTATCTGGGTACTCCTCAGACCGAGGACAGTCTCTATACGAAGCTACCCGATCGTGGGTACGAGGTTCGTGTGTGGCCAGCCCGTATGCCCGATGAGAAACTCACAGAAGCTTATGGTGATACTCTAGCTCCGTACATCGTCGCGATGGAAAAGGACGTTGGTCAACCGACCGACCCAAGACGTTTCGATGATGAAGACCTGATCGAACGTGAGGCATCCTACGGCAAAGCTGGTTTCGCGATGCAGTTCATGCTCTCGACCCAGTTGTCGGATCTGGAACGCTTCCCTCTGAAAGTCAAAGATCTCCAAGTGATGCCCATCGACCCAGATACGGCACCCCTGAAGCTCCAATGGGGTCCACTCGAGGAACGTCAGTACAAGGATATCCCTAACGTCGCTATGCGTGGCGACAAGATGTTTCCACCTATGAACGTCGGTGACATCACCTCAGAGTTCACTGGAAGTGTCCTCGCGATTGACCCGAGCGGTCGAGGCGCTGATGAAACCGGATACGCTGTGGTCAAGATGATCAATGGGTATCTGTATGTGCCAGCCGCAGGTGGCCTCCAAGGTGGCTACTCAAAGGACACTCTGGTCGAACTCAGTCACATCGCCAAGAAGCATAAGGTGAACCATGTGATTGCTGAGAGCAACTTCGGTGATGGGATGTTCGTCGAACTCCTCAAGCCTGTGATGGCAGGGATCCACAAGTGTGTGATCGAAGAAGTGAGACACTCCAAACAGAAGGAAGCTCGTATCATCGACACATTGGAACCGGTGATGATGCAGCATAAACTCGTGGTGGCACCTGAGGTCATCGAGGAAGACTATCGTACTGCACAGAAGTACGAACAGGCAATACGTCTATCGAAGATGTTGGTCTACCAATTAACAAGGATCACCCGTGAACGTGGGTGTCTCAGACACGATGACCGACTAGACGCTCTGTCTATAGGGGTAGCCTACTGGACTGAACAGATGGCTCGAGATGAAGAACTCGGGATCGCTCAAGTTCAACAGGAAGCTCTCGATAAGGAACTCTCAGCATACTTGGAGAATGCTGTAGACCATCTAGGACGACGTTCTGGAGGTGAAGGAAATACGTGGATTTCCAGTTACTTGTAATTACTGCCACCCCTAGAGATAAGATACCTGAGTTATACCTATAGTTATACTTAGAGTTACACTTAGAGTTATACTTAGAGTTACACGATAAGATCTACAATGAGTTTGACTATAGGTGTGATGACCAGCAGGTAGATACTCACCTGACATCTTAAGACTTACGATATCGTAAGGCCCAGAAAGATGCAATCGAGGCCCACTGGGAGCCACCGTAGGAAATCCCAGAGTGTACTTTGAGTGTACTTCAAGTTTGGGGTGAAAAATCTGTGTAGGTACTTTCACGTAACCCTTCCCGTCTTCCCCCCGTGGCCCCTCGCGATATCCCAAAAATTCACACTGAGACCACCCGAGGTCACGCCGAAAGCACCTAGGTCACACCGTTTGTGTCCCATAGGGGCGCAAAGTCCCTTGTTTTCATGGTCCAGTCAGATGGTAAGGCACCATACAAGGGGCGGCACGGGGTCTCCCTATATATTATGTGCGGGGGTCGATGGGCTGTCGTGTCCACCTAGTGTCTATTTGGCTTTCTACCTTTTTGATCTGTCATCACTCAGGGTCACCTCAGGGTCACCGGTGGGATTCACTCAGATCCACTCAGGGTCACCTCGGGGTCACCTCAGATCCACTCAGATCCACTCAGATCCACTCGGGGTCACCGACAGGGTCACCGACAGGGTCACCGACAGGGGCGATCCACTCAGGGTCACCTCAGATCCACTCAGGGTCACCTCAGATCCACTCAGGGTCACCTCAGATCCACTCAGGGTCACGATAGGGGCTATCCACTCAGGGTCACCTCAGATCCACTCAGGGTCACGGTAGGGGCGATCCACAGTCACGATAGGGGCGATCCACAGTCACGATAGGGCCAATCTGTGTGCTGTCATGGGTTTATCCCAACTTTTTTTTCAATTTGTTTTTGTGTGTTTTTAGCTACTTAGTCGTAACTCATACGCTTTTTTAGCTTTAAGTCATTTTTGGTGGTTGTAAATGCGTAGGCCGATCATACGTAAGATTCACACCGAAACGACGCAGACAACGACGGATCGGACGCTCTTTGACCCGCGGCGGGTATAGCCGACAAATAGACGCGATGGGGCTGACACGGCTCTACCAAATGGGTTCCATATAAATCCCGCTCGGTAATCTCCCTGATGCTTACTAACGGCTTCCCTAGGGTCTCAGCGTTGCGCTGGATACGGGAATTAGTGAACGGCAAAGGGAATTGAACAAATAGGACAGCCAGACTTGAAGCCGGAACTATACGGCACGGTCTGGCTTTCTCAATGTGTTCAATCAAATCCACTAGAAGGAAACAACGCCATGACAATCAAAGAAGTCAAAGCACTCGCCAAACAATACGGGATTAAAGCCCAGTGGGATAGCGAGTGGAAGGAATGGAACATTGAGGGTTACTATACCGACTGTAACGAGGATGCAGCCCAAACAATCGAGACAATGGCGAATGCCGGGTATGGGTGCGAGTGATGATCACTCAATTCACCTTTATCGCTGCAGATCGCTTGTCCTAACACTTACACAATCGCAAGGAATACACTCATGAAAATCAACGGTTTCACCTCGAAAGCTGCCGCCCTTCGTCACCTGAAAGCACAAGGTCACAAATTCACAAGCCTACTGTCGGCCCCTGAAAGTAACCCAAAGGTTGCCAAGAACGGCAAGCTGGGCATCCTGTCGGCACCACTACACCTCGCACCCTTCAACTTGTCTGGGTTTCAGGTCTGTCCACAGGCAAGCGCGGGTTGCGCGGCAGCGTGTCTACATACGGCGGGTAACCCGGCTTACATGAGCGGCAAGGATGCAAGCCGCAAGGATAAGACCCTTGCATATTTCAAGCACCGCGATGCCTTCCTTG